TTGAGCTGCTCAGCACGTTCGTTGTGTGGGACACCGTAGGGATGATCAGTCATAATGAGGGGTGGCTCTTTAGCCCAGATGTTTGTGTCGTTCATTAGTAATTAAGGTTAGACCGTGCAAGTTTCTGCATGATCTCTTCACGGTATGCAGGGTCACGATCATAGCGAGGATCATTCATTGCCCTGACTACCTCAGCTTGGCTTCGGAAACCTTCAGTTGCTTTAGCAGGTTTACCTTGGAGCATCTCTCCTTCGAATCCCATAGAATCTTGATAACGATATTGTAATGCTTGGAGTGCAAGACGAATTGCAGGAACGTTACCAGTTTCTACAAGGTTGTCGAATGCAGTGATCTCTTCGGGAGCGAAGTTATCAGCTGCCCAGGAAACAAGCTCTGCATATTTAGCTTCACCACCAACGGAGTTTTGAACTTCGTTGATCTGTTGTTGAGTAAGCTCTACATTTTGAGGAGCTTCTGATTTCTCTACCGTTTCTTGATAACGGAAGAAAGCCTCAACAACTTCCTTGGAAGACATCTTTTCAAATGCTGCCATGGTTTCATCACTGAGTTTACCGTTGTTTTCGGTATACTCATCATTGACTTTCCAAAGAAAATCAACAGCAGCATCAGTATCGGAGTTGTCTTCCGAAGTATCTTCACCAGCTTCTGGTTCAGATTCAGTTTCTGGTTCTTGAGAGCCAAGCTTTTTCTCAAGTTCCATGTAAGCTTTTTCAAGCTCTTGTGCATTTTTGTACTTACCAGCAAGCCTTTCATTGGCTTGGTTAATCATGGCTTCGCCAATGGCTAGCGACTCTGCTTCATCAGCTTCAATAGAAGCTAGATCTTCAGGGTCGTTGCTGGGATCATAGGTTAAAGTTTCTGCCATACTTATTCAGTGGGAGGAACAATGTCGGTACCCATCACGTTGTTGACGATTTCACCGGCATTGGGGTTTTTAGAAGGATCAAGTAGGGGAGCTTTCAAAGCATTGGGAGCAGCTTGCATCATAGCCATGTCTTGCTCGTGCTGCATTTGGTCATCCATTTCTTGCTGCTGTTGATCCATGCTCTTAACAAGGTTCAGTACGTCAATGCCTTGTGCAGCTGCCAAACGTTTGATAGCTTCATCAGGGTTGATGTACTTCATCATTGCTTCAGGACCAAGAGTCTGAGCAATAGTCATGATAAAGGCAGTGAGAGATTCACGATCTTGACCACGACCAAGTGCATTGATACCTGCAACGATGGTTGGGTTGACTAGATCTTTAGGGATCTTAGGTAGTTCACCAGTTCGTTGTAGGACCAGGAGCTTACGATTCAAGTAAGGCACCAGGAACTCATTAGTCAACAAGGAGAACAAGCCACCCAGTTGTTGCTCAAGTTCGAGTTGAGTGAGGCGAACCTCTTCAGCTGTAGTCCGTTCAGACTGGCGAACGTTGAGAACCAGGAATGCTTCAGCCAAGCGTCGCTCAAGCGTCTGCATCATAGTCAAGGCAGTTTGGAAGTCAGCAGTCTTACCCACTTGGATAACACCGATGTCCTCGGGACGACCTTGAACGATCGCACCGTTGCCTGCCTGGGCCAGCGTGGCTGGTTTCGTGGTGCTTGAGGGTGATACCACGAAGACTACTTTAGCAGCTGCTGCAGAGCCTTCTACGATGGCTTGTGACAGTGCGTTAAGTGACTTTAAATCCCCAAGGAACTCTTCAACCCTACCACGACCATAGCTCTCACCATCAACCGTGTTGAATCGGAGGACCAGCCAAGGGCTTGCATCTTTGGGAGCTTTACCTTCACTGTTTGGAACCCGCTGATCAAGTGCCTCTTGATACCAGATCCAACGGTTGTTGTCAAGTTTTACGTGAGTGTAAATCTCAACATCATCACCAGCAAGGCTGTCACTGGTAACTTGGTTTACTGTAGCGTTGTCTACCAGCTTGGCTGGTAATAGTTTTTTACTGATCAGTTCTTTAGTGACGATCTCAATTATGTTACCGTTACCATCACGTTCTACAACATAACGGTTGATAGGATAATGCTTAAGACCTTCCTTACCCATGTAGATCAGAGCGTTACCACCAACAACAAGATGCTTGAGTGCCTGGTGAACAACAACACGATCGCTAGAAGCAGCAATCGAATCCATCACCATTCGCTCTAGCTTGGCAAAGCTGAGATCAAGTTCGGAACGCATCTCTGCTGGCAGCTCAGTGCCTAGCTTGTCGTAACGAAGTTGGAGTTTAAAAAACGTGGTTTGAGGAGGTAGCAAACTTAGCATGAGTTTAGCTGCCAACGTTACCACACCTTTAGCTCCGACTGCTTGCCAAGGTTGTGTAAGTTTTTGATAGTTAGGTCTGGTCTCATCACGTTGGATGAGGTAAGGAAGAGTTAGCTCAGAGCACTCAACCGCAATGTCAAGAAAATGCTGTCGGTCACTAGTTAGATGATCGTACCTGCTTTTTGCGTGCATTTACTTAACCAACATTAGTACCGCCGGACGAAGATTGTCCGACATTAAGAGGGATTCGGAGCTGTGCAATACCGCGACTGGCTCCAAGGGTAGATGTTTTCTTGGCTTTACGCCGACGTACACCTTCCGTACCAAGCTGAGCATTAGCACTCATCGGAGGTGGGGTGTACTTATCTTCTTTTGGTTTCAAAGCTTCAATCATTTTCATGTTGGCTTCTTCTTGAGCCTTCATTTGAGCTTCAAACTCATTAGCTTGCCGATTAGCTTCACGCTTTGCTTCTTCGCGTCTGTGATGTTCGCGTCGTGCTGCGCCACCGCCACACATAATTAATCTCCTTCAGAAATTCTAGATGCCAACCAGTCCACGACACTACGTTGACCAGCTCGATACATGATCTGGTCTAGGTCTGTTCCTGGTTGAGGGTTGGTGAGTGGAAACCGTTCTTCTAATTCTCCTAGAAGTCGGTCAAGTGTCAGTACGCTTAATGTACT